AATTAAAACGAATCGTATTTTATACAAAAGTAGTAAAAGGGCCAGGATGAATACAGTAGAAACAGTTGTCAATGCAGGTACTTCTGTCGAACAAAATCCGTGTGTTCCTATTATTAGGACAGATGCAGTAGTACATGGACCAAAATGTGATATTCATTGCTACATTCCTAAAATTCTACAAGACATGCAGGACTATTTACAAAACTATAAAGTGAAAATAGCAGATGCAGTGGAAGGAGAAGGACGCGGGGGTAGTCTGAAGGATGAACGTTCTATTAAAGATGCATTGTGCGAAAACCCGGTTTTCAAGGAACATATAGTCGATGAAAAAGCCCGCAAGTTTGGGGACATTCTTGTACTGGATTATGATAAAATCAACTACCATCCGGTCAATATTAAAACATCGATTGGATCATCTGACAATGCTTTTAGTAAAGGAGGTATAGTATATGCTTTTACTGATTTGTCTTATGATAAGATCCCTAAAGCCATGAATTTCCATACAATGAATAATCTTGTACAGAAAAATAAAGCCGAAATACACGGTAGAGACTACTGGTTTCTTTGTATCGATAAGCTCGATTCATCCAGGGTTTTAATTAGAGGGTTAAAACAAATAAACCATTTAATTATGAATGTCAATCCATCTAACATATTGCAAATCAATTGGAAAAAGGAGAAAACAGTAAAACCGAAATACCGTACGTATGACGAAGCCTATGATACTATATTTGGGATCATAAAGAAGTCAATCAACGCTTTTATTCAATCCTTGCCGAGTGACTGGATCGATCTTACGTCGAATGAATCTGTAGAAGAAAAAAACGTTGTCGTGGAACCGAATGAAGAACCCAGTACAGAAGGTGTTGTAGAACCAATCTTGGAAAATATTATTGAAACCGTATTAGAAAAAAGTGTTTAAACTATTGTATATTTTAAAAATTAATAAAGAATTAAGATAGGTGTGATGGAAACACCGAGTTTTTTATTTGATTATGACCAATCTTGAATCGTCCGCTGTACATGTAATTTTCCTTGTAAGTATCGCTGTTTATATATTCTACAATTCTTGCTAAAGGAACTGGTAATTTCCGTTTTGGTATTAAGATGATTAACCCTCCTCCAAAATATTGGACTTTATCTAAAAAGCATATTTCTTTTTGTCGGGTAATATTCTGTACAAAAATACAATCTTCTCCTAAATGTTCTTGGATAGTTGTGTAATTTCGCAATGCTCCCCATTCAAACCAATTTTTTTCGCTAAACTTTCTGATCTTCCGGGAAATCAATTCGGATTTATGTTCCAGTAAATATTCATTTAGCGAATTATTATCAGTAGGATATTGATCGATCAAAATGTATCGCTCTTTTTTCGACTTACCATTTAAAATATCTATATTTCCATACTCTTTGTTTTTATAAACATCTTCTTTACCAGTAACCATACCTACATATACATCAAAGTAATAGGAAAACAGTCGTGTGTTTCTAGTAGTAATATCGTCTGTAAATGTAATGATTCCATTCTGGTTATTCAAATACTTTTCTACTCCGTTAATTTTCGTCCTTTTTTCCAAAGAAGGGTTTTTGCAGTAACGGAAGATTATCACATCGATGGATGCATTTTCGAATAATCTTTCATCATGAGGATAAATTATATCAGTAAAAGTACCGGACTTTAGCATGTTTTGTAATAATTTGGCTGAACTGGTTAATTTGATGAAATCACTTGGAACAATAAAGATAAGTTCTCCATTTGGATTTAGCCAATCTACACATTTTTCAATGAACTGAATGTACATATTTTTCGACGATGTTTTTACATATGGAGGATTTCCGATGATGGTATCGAATGTTTCATTTTTCGGAACCTTTAGGAAATCTGTAAAACAAATATCTTTTTTATTGACTAAACATTCTAAATTGTCATCAATCTCGTACATGACAAATCGAGGGAGATCATCGGATGATGTCCAATGATCTTGTACATATTTTACTAAATCTCCTCGACCAACCGATGGCTCTAAAATAGTAGATGGATTATTGGATATTAATGAAAATACACAATTCTTCAAATATTCATTTTTAGTAAAATATTGACCTTTAGCATGTTCTCGTAATTTGCATTTCATTATTCGTACTTTTATATTGTTATATGAAAGTACGTATATACATTTTTTTATTTTCAATTTCAGCACGTTTTTGAAGCGAGTCATTTTTTATTTGTAATATTTATTGATAATATTGATATGTGGAATATTTTTTTTCAAATTTAGGATTGTTTGTTTTTATATGTGTTAAATAAGATACTTTATATTTCTCTCGAACTTTACTATGATGTGATTAGTTTGTTTCACGATCCTAGGGGACCGATTATTCATAATAATTATTTTCAGTAAGGATCATTTTCTCAACCCACTCCACTACTTTATCTGTATTTTTGTATGAATTACTATACAATATATAAACTATATTTATGTACTGTATAATAGTACATATCATAGATGATTACTGAATAGTTATAGTAGTTTAATTATGTATTTTTTTTTCGAACTTTAGAGAAAATAGATGTTCTGGCTATTATTCGTACTGTTTATAGTAAAAACCACTGGTTCTACAGATCAATATGACTGTGTTGTACCAACAAAAGTAGAAGATAGACGTCCTGATAAATCAAAATGGACAGTTGCGCAATACAATGTAGAATGGTTATTTACTGAACAGTACAAAGACTGCCCTGGTAGTGGTTGTTCATGGAATTCCAGTGAAGAGGAATATGTTCATTTGGCTGCAGTAGCAAATGTCATTAAACAAATCGATGCAGATACTGTACATATGTGTGAAGTACAAAGTTGTACGCAATTAAAGGAATTAATTGAACTACTACCAGGATCGGGGTACAAACCCTATTTAATAGAAGGTACAGATACTTATACTGGTCAAAACGTTGGATTGATCACCAAAATTGATCCGGTTGCTCCATTGGCGCGAACAGACGAGAGGGTCGATTATCCAATAGAAAACAATAATTGTGATTATACTGGTGAAAATGGATCGACCAGCGTTTCCAAACATCTGTTTGCCGACTTTTCAATAAATAATAATACTATACATCTAGTTGGAGCTCATTTATTATCCAATCCAAATGACCCAACTGCTTGCGTAAAACGCGAAGCACAGACACAGGTTTTGCAAAATGAAATTGTCGGTAAATATAAAAATACCGATAATATAATTGTCATTGGCGATTTTAATGACTTCGACCCTATTGTACTGGATCTGAATTCCAATATTCCTAATTCTCGTGCGTTAAATATTTTATATGGAAACAATGGTACCTATTCGGGACAATACGAATTATTTTCAGTAGGCAATTATGTAGATCAAACAGAACGTTATACAAACTGGTATGACCCCAATGGTGATTGTATAGTAGAAACTAGTGAGTATTCAGCAATTGATCATATTTTAACATCTAAATCGATTTATTCCAAGATTGAAAACGTATATTACTACCATGATTATGAAGAAGGATGTGATATTACAAATAGCGATCATTATCCTATAATCATTGAAATAACTATTTAAAGAAAAAATGTATTGTATTGTATATACCATACATAAAACTATGTATTTTTTCTTGCTTTTATCTCTATTACCACTAGTAGCAGCCGGTGACCATTTTTCCAGATTCGAAGGATTTATCCAAAAGTATGGAAAACACTACAACAGTGTAGAAGAGTTCAATTCTCGTTTTGAAATCTACCGCGATAACATGGAATTCGCAATGAACGAAAATGCTCGCCAAAATAATTATACTTTAGGAGAGACCATCTTTTCCGATTTGAATTTAGATGAATTCCACTACTACAAAAACAACTACATGGTTGGCTCCACTTGTGAGTCATTCAAATCAGTAGATGTAGATGCTCCTGTAGAAATAGATTGGAGAGAAAAGGGTGCAGTAACCCCAGTCAAAGACCAAGGACAATGTGGTTCATGCTGGTCATTCAGTGCAACTGGTGCAATGGAAGGAGCTTGGCAAATCGCCAAGGGGGATTTAGTGTCTTTATCTGAACAACAATTGGTGGATTGTAGTGCTGGTTTCAAGTATGGTAACCATGGATGCAATGGTGGTTTAATGGATGGTGCTTTCCAATATGCAATTGACAATGGAATGTGCAAAGAATCCGACTACAAGTACTTAGCCAAATCAGGTACATGCACTAAATGTGACCCTGTTGTATTTTTATCATCATGTGTCGATGTTACGCCACAAAACGAGGTCGATTTGGAAAAAGCTGTAGCGATCGGGCCAGTCAGTGTTGCGATTGAGGCTGATACACGTACATTTCAAATGTATGAAAGCGGTGTCATCACTGGATCTGCATGTGGAACAAATTTGGATCACGGTGTTTTGGTTGTAGGATACGGTACAGAAAGTAACCAACCATATTGGTTAGTAAAGAACTCATGGGGATCATCATGGGGCGAAGATGGATACGTGAAAATCGAAAAATCATCCAGTACAAAAGATAAGGGTACATGTGGAATTGCTATGCAACCATCTTATCCTGTTGTGTAAATATATTTTGTTGATGTAATATAATTGTTTTATTCTATATTTTGGTTTCATATAGAATAAAAATCACACGTTTTACCGTACTCGATAATATTCAATCAACTTGCGGTTTATGTATTCTTGTTCTACTATAATTTCCGACTCATATAGTTTTTTGAACTCATTACATGCGTCTTTTACAAATGGACGGGTTTGTTGGTCTCCTACTACATAGAGAATACCACCTGACCGTACAAACGGCATGACAACGGATAATTCATGTACAATACCTTTGTACGTATCCGCTCCATCAATTGTCACCCAATCAATATTTTTAGGAAACTGTTCTTTCAAAAAATCCGGTGTTAATATTTCTTCAGTACTTCCTGTACAAAAATTTATATAAGGACACATCACAGCAAAATAGTTCTGAAAAGGCGATTTCAAATAATCAGTATCACATACTACATAGTGTTGTATAGGTTTTGTTCTACACGACTGTACCATAGTAGCAGACGTACGACCACTTGCAAACCCTGTTTCTACTATATATTCGGGCTCGATTGTACGTATTAAATTGGACATATGAATAACTTGTTTCCCACATATAAATGCGTCTCCATCATTGAAATTGTAAAAAGGTGACCCCGTTACTCGACATGCTGGAAATGGAACACCACTGCGGTTTCGATTCAAACAAATCACACTTTCTACATTGTTCTTTGGATTACGATCTGTTCCTTTGAAATATTGGAAAAAATTCATTTTCTTTAATAATATACTAAATATAGATTGTTCATGTCGATGTTCATCATATTCAGCGACGTTTGGTATTGTAGAAGGACTGTCGCTTATTAAATGATAATTTCCACACAGTGCATACCATAAACGAACAAACTCAAGTATTTTATCACACTTAGTCAAAATAAAAGCAGTCGCTTGAATTTGCGAAGTATTCAATTCAGGATGATCTTTCATACTTAACTGTACAATCAAATCCATTTTGGTCATTGATTTTTCTAAATTACAAAACGATGTATGAACTAGTTGATTTTTGTAGCAATTGACCAATTTTTCGTAATTTTCTTTCGGGTTTTCACAATCCAAATCGAACTCACAACCAGCATCGGCATAAAACAATCGTTCGCCATCTTTCATTGTTTCCAGTGTTTTTAATATCAAGTACGGTTTCCATATTCCATAACCATACATTCGTGGATTCTTTTCTACAAAACTACCATGAATACTCCAAAAGTCATCCATGGTTTTCAATTCTTCGTCTAAATAACAATACACTTTTTCAAATATACCTGTAGCATGGGCTTGCTTTTCTAAACGCCTTGATGCCTCACGGAAATTCTTTTTTCCGCCTCCAAATGTCAAAAAGACCGACATTATATAATAAATGACCTTTAGTTATTGTAGTATAAGTAAGTCACATATTTATACTTATTTAGGCATTCATATAAAAAATGTCTAAAATTGAAAAAAAATAAATTAGTACATCCATCAAACAATTCATACTTATAACATATCGTTTTACAGTAAATATAAGCTTTTAAATAAACAAAATGGGCAAAAACTTTCAAGGTGGTAAAAAGGCCAAATCCATGGCAAGAAAAAATGGAAACTTAAATAAAAACGATGTACCAGTGATTATATCACCTGAAGAAGAATATGCAGTTGTTACTGCTGTTAGCGGCAATGGTCGTTTCCGTGTTTGCAATAAAAACGGTACCACCTATGTTGCAGTACTACCAGGTGCAATGCGCGGTAGAAGAAAGAGGAGTAATTATGTTGCAAGTAATACCTTTTTACTTATCAACAACCGGTCGTCTTGGCAAACACTGAAACCATTATGTCATGTAGATGTCGATCATGTGTATTCTGAACAACAAGCACAGCAATTACAATTGCATACCTTGTTTCGAGAATACATGAATAAGGAATTTAGTGATAAATTAGCAGGTGATAACAGTAATGTAGAATTTTCCAACGTACAAGATGTACAACCGGTAGAAATTACTAAATCAAAACAAATAAAAGAAGATGATGAAGAAGATGATATTGTGCTAAATAATGATTTCGATTTAGATCTAATTTAATGACTCTTATTTAGGCGATTGATTTTCGAGATTCTAAAATTGATTTTCTAAAACTTTGTAAAATAATCCAGTAAATACACATCTTCTCTTACAGGTAAAATATTGATACTTGAAACAATGTCATCGAATTTAGAATCAAAACGACCACGAAAGTACAAAAAAAAAGAAAAACCAGAAAAAAAACAAGAGCCTGTTATTACTACTAGTAAAGACCAGGAGGATGATGAAAGTAATGACTGCGATGAAGAAAAAAACAAAGGTAAAGTAAAAAAGCGGAAAAATGAACGCAAGAAAATATTGTATGAATTACATCATACACATAATGCATGTGATAATCCAGTAAAATTCAAAAGTAAGACGCATGAAATATTAAAACAAATTTTAAATAAAAATCACAATATACCATATAATAATTTTTAACAATTTTAACTGAAGTATGCAATATTCTTTTTTTTATTCACTTATGAAAAAAAAGTACCATTTAAAAATTATCGGTCTTGTCTTATTAATAATCGTGTTCAGTATTTTTTATGCGATGTTAGATACAACACATTTTCAAGGAATTAATGTTGTACAAGATAAAGTGAAAGATGATATTGTAGAAAAAGAGTCAAAAAAAGTAACAAATGAAACATTTCAACAGATCAATCAATATGAGACTTCAGAAAAACAAAACCTAAAAAAGAATATTCAAGAAAAAGTAGAAGATGAAGAGGAAAAAATATCAAGTCCTTCTATATTTCAAAACTTTTTCGATCGTCTATACTTTAGTATAATTACTGCATGTCTTCTTGGTTATGGTGATATATACCCTACTACTAATATTGCTAAAACACTCAGTGCATTACAATCCTTCTTAACGGTTTGTCTCATTTTATATTAATTTAATAGTAAATCTCCGTTTTGAAATGAAATAACCGATGATACATGATGCTCTCGATTTAACGTATTGTTCTCTTTGTCCTCTTCTACTACGATAATCATATAACTTTTAGCGTGTTCAAATCGGTCCATACGCTCGTACCATGACGGTATTTTCTTCATGCCAATATTATAACATATTTGCGTTTGTCTATATCCACTGTAATCTTCAAATACATCTATTTTACGATTATTATATAAACTTTCTATTTTCTTAAATTCGTCATTTTCTTTACAAAATCGGAAAAACAACCCGTCTTTATTTGAATCATAATAAATAACTGTACGAGTGTCTGCATATTCTAATATTATATTAATAATTTCAAGAGGTAATTTTGGGTTCATTAATGTTTTTTTAAATTTTTGCTATACATGTTATACCAAAAATATTTATTTATCGCTTTATTATAGTTTAGTTAAAGACCATTTATTATTACTCTTTTCCACAAAGTGGTTTAACTAAGATAATCAAAAATTGGTTTTCATCGTACAGTTCATTTATATATGTTTTTTCTTCTACAAATTCAAAGCCAATATCTTGTGCAATTTTCAACAAATCCCGTTTCGATTCCATGTACATAGTCATCTCGTTATGTCGGACGTTTCCATTAATGGAGTCAGTAAATATCTCAGTAACAGTACATTCATCTTTATTGGTTGAACTTGGATTTATTTTACGTTCATAGTCATAATTGGTTTCCGATATAGTTGTCTTTTGTATTTTCGAAGATACACTTGAAAGATCAATAAAGGGAGTCGCTTTTTTATACAGTTCGGGATTAACAATATGTACTATCAAATTTCCTCCTTTGCGTAACCAAAAATAACAATGTTTGAAAAATGTCTTTTTATCTTGGATTTCATATAAAGTAAAATGAGTACAACAAATATGAGAGAAAGAATCATTTTCATACCTCATAGGGTCAGATGTTACATTTCCACACTGGACTTCAGAATGTTTTACTTTCCGTTTAGCGTGTTCTACCATTGTAGGTGAAATATCCAATCCAAATGCATGTACATCATGTTGTTCTAATTTTTGCAGTAAATGTCCAGTACCACATCCTACATCTAGTATAGACGAATTGTCTGTTATTTTAGTAGAAGTACGTATTGTTTCGGAATCTTGAATACTGTAACTATCAGAAGATTGGTATTCATCATAGTAATCTAAATAAAATGAATCATATATGGAATTATTTTGTTTTAACACATATGGACTAGTTTGAGAGAAACCTTCTAGCATTGGCTCACAATAGAACCTTTTAAAAACCCATATTAAAATCAATGAAATTAATAAAAAAATCCCTAAATTATATAACATGGAATACATGAATACGTAAAAACTGCGTGTATATATTTGTATAATATACACTCAGTAAAATATATGTTTTTTCAATCTATACTATATTCACTCAAACGATCGCAATTGAGTACGTGTATGGTTATTGAATAGATCCCGTCCAATTGGTATGGATCGTACTCGTTCTTCTCTCGAAGTAACATTAGTATTTGTAGGTGTGAATAATCCTGGATGTGGTTGTGGTTGAATATTGGATGTTCTCGGTACATTGACTTTGTACAAATCACTATTGGACGATGGTACATAAAAAGCCTGATCAGCTTTTTGTTTGGCTACTGTTTGATTACGTAACCCCGACTCTACATCAATGCTTTGTAAAAATGTAGTAGGTGGTGCTCTTGACCCTGGGTTGAAATTTTTCTCAACTGAATGCATTGGTACAGCACGTATTGGTTCTTGTGATGGTGCAACACGATCTGCAATCGGGAATCTCGAATAACGTGTCATGACTGGATGACGACTAAAATTAGGCGCCAATTGCGCATCTGGAAATTGACGCGTACGTAATCTACTATTTATTTCATCTACTCGATCATTTTGTCCGTAATATAATCCATTTACTGTTCCAATCATTGTATAAATATTATTTTAGAGGCTATTGGTTTTCTATATATATCTTACACTTTATTTTTCGCCTAAATATTTCTCTCCAACTAACTCATCTGAATTCATTTTCGTTTTTTACGAGTCGAACCATTCTTCTTTGTATTATCTTTATCCAGTAATAAATCGCCATCCTTCTTTTTCGATGTTTCCTTTCGATTCCGGCGTATTCTACCTGTAGAAGGAGTATTTGTAGCTTTTTCGTATAATTCAATTGCATTTTTAGCATATTTTTCTACTACTTTAGGTTCTTGTCGATTTTTCCATTTTGTTTCATTTAATTTATCATCATTCCATTCCACTAAATAGAGAGAACCATTTTCTTTTACGAATTCTCGATGAGTTGTAAAATGAAAGGTTTTAGGAAGATGATTCACAATTCTCTCGATTTT